TTTTGGTTCAAGCCTAACGCAGGTGCGACCAAAATCACGGAGGTCAACGCGACCAATCACCGCGATACACAACCGAAAGGGTCAGGCGAGACCCAACTTCTCGAGGCGTCAAAGCAAGGCATCATGGAGACCTTGTTCCAGGACACCGAGGTTATGGTGGAGACGGCTGTCGGATCCCTGAGGACCACGTTCCTCGGCCGCACAGCAACTGCCATTGACCGGGCTGTCAAAGTGGGTGCCGACACTGCCTTCAAGGCGGTGGTGGGTGCCTCACTCGAAGGACGCGGCTACCAACTCCACGGTTTGAATTGTGCTCCGCAGGAGCACTTGGGGTTGTCGAGAGGACAGAGAGAGGTCAGATTCTGTACCTATGGCGCAGAAGCGGAACCATTCCTAAGAGAGGCCAGGAACATCGCAGCGATGATCCTGGCCGACGGCGCATCCCCGTCTGACGGGCTCACATTGGGCAAAGGTGAGTGCCTGATGCGAGTGGTCATCCCCGAAGAGCTTGCCACGGCAGAGCATACCGAGTCCTTCACCGGCAAGGGGAAGGGCAGCAGCGGCATGTCGTGTTGCATGGGATGCGTCGGGGGGAAGGACCTCCTGGTCTTTGACATGCGTGTCAGCGAGCAGACGCTCGCCAGCGTGACCAACATCACGGACAAGTGCTTCGCAACCAAGCGGAACCCGCCAGCGTACTACTTGACGCAGGCAATCGGGTCCGTCAACGCGAAGCTTCGCAAGTCGAAGGCAGGTGAGATTTCCTCCGGACACCGCCATTACCTTCATTTCGCAGACTCAGCAGCGGAGAACCAGTACGTGAACTCCGTCAAGTTGCTGCTGCTGGCGCAATACCTCAACCGGGCGCAGAACGCGGCACACACGTCGGCACACATCGCGTGCATCGACAACCAGTACGCGGATCTCGTCGAGACAGAGGAGCCCAGTATCTGGTTTCCCCCTGCGGAGACCAAGAATCCAGCGACCGAACAGCTTGAGAAAGCGGTCGCCTCGTTGCACAAGATGCAGGGCGGCACCACGAACTTGATTCCGTGCGTGCCGGCCACGTCGTTCACAGGGACGCCGTACGAGGACATGAAGGTGAGCGTGACTGACGAGCAGCACGAGGCTTTGCTGAAGCAATCCCTAGCGGGCGAAGGAGGCCCGACCCAGCATGCGTTCTACTGCGGCCCCAACATTACTGGGGCCCAGCCGCCTCTGGACACCAAACACCCCGACACGTGGGCGAGTGCTTACACCCGTCATTTTTGCCGTGTCGAGAAGGACATCCCGCTCCCTTCGGGCGGCGTGTTCCACGTTGTGGTGGACAAGGCCGAGAACCAATCCAAGATGCTGTCGGGCAACGAGCGGCGGGTGTGGTCGGACATGGTGGAGCAGCACGCAGAGCTGTTCCGCACGTGGCTGGAGAACCACCCTCCCGCATGCCCCGAGGGAAAGCCCAACTCCATCTCCCGCGAGGAGTACGAGGAGATCAAAGGCGAAGTCGCGTGGGACGAGGCCTGGGGCGCCCGGAAGATCATCCGGTCCAGCCTTTTCCTGAAGGCCGGCGAGGGCAGTGAGCGGGGACGCTTCATCACCCTCCCCGGCGCAGACGCGAAAGACGCAAAGCGACACCAGTGTGCCGCCTCGCACATCACCCAAATCATTGAGAAGTTCCACCTGGACCAATTCGGGTTCAGGAACTTCAAGGGGTGCACGGTGACGGGGCGTGCAAAGAAGGTCGCGAGGTTCGTTGCCGCTTCCGGCGACGAATCCGTCACAATCGGGTACGACAAGTCGAGCAACGATCGCACATGGAACCACCGCAAGTGGGAGCAGTATGAGAACTACTCCATGGCGATGGCGACCGTCTTGGCTGACGCGTACTTCGACGACGACGTCAAATCACTGCTCGAGGCCGACTCGCACAACGCCCGCCGCATCGAGTGGCGTGGCATCTACCTGACCGTAGCAGCGGAGATCCAGTATTGGTACTTGATGTCCGCGGTGGCTCCGACCAGTCTTTGCAACCGCATGGGTGGCGACGTGTCCGTTGGGGCAGCCATCCGTCAGATTGCCGGTCCAGACGCCTACGCTACATGGTTGGGTTGGTGCAGCGGAGTCACAGCTCAGTCGTGGGACGAAGCCCCGGTAGCCCTTTTCCCTCACCTCAAGGATGGAATCTTGGTGAAGGAGAATCCTACCGTCGGGTACGCCCACCTCAATGAGGGGGACGACACGGCAGTCCGTATCATCCGCCGGAAGGGCGAGACCAACTCGGCCGCTGTCACGCGGTTCACGGTTGGTATCAACTCAGCTACCGGCGAGGCGTGGGAGCCGGCCTTCGTGAACGAGGAGCACCTCGACAAGCACGGAGGCCCGCGATCGTGCGTGGAGATCACATCACTGATCGTCGCGCAATCCTGCGACCAGGAGACGGACGAGATCGTCCACGCGTTCGTGCCGAAGCCCATCAGACGGCTTGACAAGCTCGCGTGGTCCCTCTCGGCGGCATTGAAGGTCGTCGAGACCCCGGCCGGCAAGGTCGGAGTGCTCGATCACAACTACTACCGGCTCAACGCCACCAGGTGCCTTTCCATGTGCCTGGAGATGGGGCAGTCCCTCTTCACCCGCTGGGTGATGCTGCGGACCGCGGAGTTCCACTTGCAGGAGCTCCGTAAACTGCCACGAGTCGACAAAATGGACGTTCCGCTATACGGGGACCGTACGATGGAAGCACGCAATGTCCCGGAGGCAACCGGGTTCATCGGCGACAGCATCGAAAAGGCATTCGAGAGAATCTCGGCCTTCATCGGACGCGTCAGCGTGGACGACGACACGTGCCTCGAGGCCAACGCGAACGCGTGGTGCCTCGCATGCCCCGCCCTCGCAGCGGACGGCAAGGCCCTTCGTCGCACGCTCCTGGACCTTGACGCGGTGGCATCAGCCGTCGCGGTCACACAGGAGCACATCCACGATCCCGTTTCATACTTGAGCCTTTTCGATCTAGGCCCTTTGGAGCAATGCTTCAAGACGACATGTCAGCGTCTTGAACGCGCAACCGCCGAGCGGGACCCTGTCCCACTCGCGCTGCTCATGGAGGGCCTGAAGGCCAGTGTGTCCGCCAAAGGACAGAGAGTCGCACAAGCTCAGAGCCAACCGTGGGCGACGAAACGCTCCTATGACGGAGCAACCACGGGAGCGCTTGGACGTAGCGGTAAGGGGGCCCAAGCTACCAGGCCCCCCCGTCTCGACTAGACGGGCATAGTGGGCACGGCGCAGGCTACGCGCGCCGTGTCCAGCGTCTGAGCGTGGCAAACTCGGCGGGGGTGGGAACCCCGTCGTTACGGCGTCAGCTGGGGGGGGGGAGTGGCCCCTACTACAACCCGGCGCGGTAGACGTAAGAAGTAACCGGTGGCCTAGGCAACCGTCGGCGAAAGAGGCCCGTGGCTACGGTAGCCTCTTTGGCTTGCTGAGCACTGCCCACGAAAGGGGCAACCCTCGCAGTGCCAGTCCCCAACTCACGGCCCAGTGGGCCCGGTCGGCAGAAGCCGTCCCAGTGTTCATGGCAAGCAACCACAGCGGGCAGACGCTTGAGCCCCCGCAAGGCAATGCGCCGAATGTCACTGGGCGGTGGAGCCCCAGGTCCACCCGCGTGGGGCGGGTAACCCGGTCGGATGGGAACCATCACCTTGGACCGACCATCTTCATGTACATAAGACACAGCTATTGTCTAAAAGGAACCTCTCTCCGCCAATCTGTCTACATGGCAGGCAAAGCAAAGAACGG